TTGACAAAAGTATCACGCCATTCTTTTCCACGACCAATTAAACATAGAAAATCATAAGTTGGATTATAAGAACCCAACATACTCAAATCCATTAAATGATGATATAAATCTGATCTATTTGTTAACCTATTCTGAGAATCTATTATATCCCATGATACGTAAATCATCTCATATTCAAAATCAAACTTATACTTCTCTGTATCCCACCATGATTCTGAAAGAATAATATATTTTTTAGCTAAATCCAATCTACCATCATTGACTAATTTTTTAACTTGTCGCAGAGTTTCTATTACTAATATTGTAGTATCGGTAAATTGATAATCGTGTGGTTGGTCAAGTTCAAAAAAATCATATATCACCATAGTTGGGTCATCTGTAAAAACAAACCCAACTCGCTGGTGATTATGAAGTATTTCTTGAATTGATTGATAACACTCAACGTGATCCAAAAAACTCTTTAGGAAATTACAACCAAAAGAATCTTTATCTGGACCAACTTTTACAGCACGAATCAAAGAGTTTTGCCCACTGTTTCTAGAATAGTGTTTAGTTCTTCGTGATCTGCATTCTCGTCTGTGAGTTTTGATTTGTGGGCAATTTTAATTGCTTTTTTGAGAATAGCAGGTTTGATTTCCATTTCTTCAGCGATTGCCTTTATTGTGTCATTTAAACCTGCGGTCAAATCTTCTACTTCCTGCAGAACATTCATACCTTCATTGATAATTTGTGTTAGTTTTGCTTTTTGATCAGACGAAAACATTCTTGATGTCATTTAAGACTCCTATAGTTGAAAGTGATATTATAGAAAAAAACTAAAAGAAAAGCAACTAGTATTTGCTCACTTTTATCTTCGGGATAGGGCAGCAGCCGCCCCTTTCACGGTCCTAAGGCGAAAGACTATTTAAGTGTTGAGCGTAGCATCCAGCTATGTTTGGCGTGTGCATCTTGTCTATCTGCCAAGAAATTGGACAAACCATGTTCACCCAATTCTTCTGCTGCACGAAAGACTATTTTAAACATTTCTTGTAATTTTTCAGAATCTTGGAGTAATTCTGAAACCATTGCCTCTGGGGGTAGTATTTGTGTTTCATCGTCCACCATAGATAAAACACTGAATCTTTGAAATGATGCTGGTGTATAAGCCCCAATTTTACGAATGTTTTCTGCGAATGGGTCTAAATTGTCTTGCACTTCTGAATATATGGTATCAAATAATGCATGAAATTGCTGGAAGTGTATACCTTCTACGTTCCAGTGGAAGTTTTGTGCCTTTACCATAAAAGCATATTCGCTGGCAAAGGCTATTTTAAGGGCTTTTTGTAGTGGTTCCATAATACTATTTATGCAAAATTACCTATAAAAGGTAGGTTCTCGTACCAGTGCTTTTTTGGCAACTTAAAATTTTTAATCCCATATAAGTTTACAATTTCTCTAATTTGATTATTGTACATTTTTTGGAATCTTTTTTGGAAATATGGCTGATATGCCTCTTCTTGTAAACTAGTATAATCATGCTGGAGTCTGTAACATAGTCTGTCTTTTATGTCACCCAATCTTCGGTGTAAAGTAATTGAATTATCAAATAAAAGCATATCATCATTGTTTTTGTACCAATGATCATAGGTGTACTTTTCGGTAAACAAATTATCATTTATTTCCTTGAGAACTGCATCACTTTCCTGCTTAGTCATCCCTTTAACACCAACTATAGTATTAATTGAATAATGCAACCCTACAAGACCACCAGGACTTTTAATGACTAGTGGTATTTCTGAATCTTCTGGGCACATGTTTAGATACATGGCTGCATCTTGGTCACCATTCAAGCCAGGATTAATTTTGCCAGGAGTGAAACTATGAATCATCACCATTTCATTAAGTTCACTTCTAAAACTATTTGAAACCGATTCATAATAATCTGGAGTAGTTACAAATCCAGTTGCACTTCCAATTACATTTTGCTTTGCTAATAGACACACTCCAGGCGTAGCAGTTAGTGTGCCAGATTCATTACTGTGCCAAAGCAATTCACCTTCTGCAAAAAACCCTTTTGGGTTTCCTTCTTCATCATAGCCACCACAAACACGAGCAACTACAAAATTATTAGAAGTAACTTCGTGAGTACTAAAAATGACTTCTATAACTTTTACGTCAATGGGGTCTAGTAATTCACTTTTACTTCTTGCCAAAAGAACAATTTCTTGCCAAGTCAATGAATACTTTTTCATCAAGAATGATCTTAAACTGTGTCTTGTTTCGCCAAATAAATTGATTAGTTCACTTTGTTTATCTACACTACAATTACTTTTTCTTATAATTGTAACAAGATTTTCCATGTGTAGATTGCCTATTTCCATCCATTCTTCATCAGAAATAGTTTCTAGATTGACATCATCAATAAAAATGCCAAATCTACCAAGTCCAGGTATTTTAGAGATTTTCATACTGTATATTATAACTTAGTTAATTAACCTTGTCCACGACTTTTTTTGAAAGATTGTCGTTGACTTTTATTCATTGAACTTGTTTTTGCACGACCACCACCCTGAGAAGTACGTTTTTTGACATGACTTATTTTGGAACCCGAAGTTGAACCTTTGACTGCCATTTTTTTCTCCTTGAATTATTTTTGATTTCTCATTGCCCACTGCAATAATGTACCAATTTGTTTTCCTTGATACGGTGCTTCCATCCTACTAAAACCCATATTTTCAATAGCAATTGGAATACTTGGGTCTGCTCCACTCTTAATAATTCTACGTGCCAATTCTGAAATCATTGCTGATGATCCTTTATCATGAGGATCCATTGCTGGTGTTCCTTTGATAGATATTATTGGTTCGCCACCAAATCTAACAAAAGTTAAACCACCTTCTGCATCATATGCATTTAAATCTTTTACTAAAAAACTGTGATGATAGTCTGCGTCAGCCGCTTGTGTTTGTGTGAACGTTTCAAATTTATGGTCTGGTGACAAGTAACCAATGAAAGCAGCATCTGGTATTATTTTTCTATTTGAATACTCCGCTGCGTTTTCAGTAATTACTTCTTTAATTTTCATTTTTTTGACTTATTGCCCCAATTTTTTGCACCAGCCTTGCGACACTTAACTAATGCACCACTAGCATATGCACTTGGCCAAATTTTATATCTAGATTTTACTTTGTGATAGCATGCATCTTTTTCTTCTGCAATCATTTTATCACTGTATGCTACCCCACCACATTCTGGACATTTTTGTTCTTCTACTGATTCATACCCATGACGCTGCATTGATTCTACATAATTATCTATGTCTTCGTTGGTTACTTTTGGTTTTTTACCAGCTTTTTTCATTGAGATAGCAATTGCTGCTCGTTGTGCATCATTGGTTGCTTCTTCTACACCCTCTTTACCATATTCTGGGTCTTTTAATTTGCGCAACGCTCTTGGTAAATCTTTTTTAGTAATACGATGTGCTTTGTCGTAATTTGTTCTAGCCATTGCTTTTGCTGCGTCTATTCTTTTTGGAACATAGCTTTTGATAGTATCTTTGCTAAGTTCATCCAATTCCTGTTCTTCTGGGATTTTTCTGTCATATGCACGTTGTGCACGTGCCAATCCACGATCATCAGGAAAATCATGTGGCTTGCTTGGTGTATTTTGTGGTTCGCCTTGAATACCACCCATTTGTTTTACATTAACAACATTTTTATTTCTTTTTGCCCCGACACGATCCCAATCAATGTCATCACTGGAAAAATTTAATTTTTCAGAAGTGCCATCATCAAAGGTAACTAGATAGGTATAGTATTCGCCTGGATACAATCCCTCACCCAATTGTTGATTGTCATCATCTGGATAATCTATATTATCTTGTATTTCTTCAATTTCCATTTCAATAGTATATTTTGCACGTCTTACTAAAAGATCGTCCAATGAATATATTGCAGATTCTAACTGATTGTTTGCTTCATATACAGCATCAAATGCATCTTTAATATCAAAATCTTCTATATATGACTTAAATGGGGTTATCAATTCAGTTGCTTGTGCTAAAATCTGTCTAACAGTATCATCATATTTTATTTGTCTTGTGATGCCCTGTAAATTTCTTGCAGCCGCTTCTAGTTCGTATAATACGTTTTGTAAATCTTCTATATGCTGCTGTGGAGTTTTTTGTTGTGCAACCTTACCCATCATTTGTTGGAACTTAGGATCATCAGTTGGTGCCTCATCTATTTTTTTAATTGATTTTAAATGTTTTTTTGACACTACACTGACGTGAGTTTTTTCTGTACCTTTGTCTTTACTAGAATGTACATTTGGTTCATGGCTTGTTGTTCTATAAACTACAGAACCATTATCATTCTTTCTATCAAACGTTCCTTGATATGTTCTACCTTTACTAGTCGTGACTTCTACCTTATCACCAGATTTTAAATCTTCTGATTCATTGATATTCTTTTTATTAAACATATCATTTATAAACATGATTTTCTCTCTTAACTTACTGCTGCTCTTGCTGCCGCTAATTGTTGTGTTAAATCTTCTATTTGTGATGTGATGCCAAGTCTTTGATCTTGTAATTGTTTCATCGTTGCGGCTTTTTCTTGTGGACTAGCACCCTGTGGGAATTGAGTCATTAAATCAGCCATTTGATTTCGCAATCCAAAAATTTGTGCCTTTAGTCCATCAACTTGTGCTTGTGCTTGATCTTTTTGCTGGTCTTGTTGCATTCTTGCTGCTGCTACTTCTTTTGGATCAACGCCAACTTCACTTGGTATTACTGTACCGGGAGCACCATACTCAGCAACAAACTGTTCAAACTCTTCTTTTAATGATGATTTTTCATCACAGATACATTTGCTCTTAACACGATCACATGCATCACAATATTCTTCATTTTCTTCTACACTTTCAGAACAACCACCTACTAGACGACCAGCATAAGGATGCTTTTTACCACCACCTTTTTTAGGCATTGGTTCACTACCACGAACTTGATCACCTGGCTTTTGACCAACTGCTTGTCCAGCAAATGACATCTTTTCTAATAGGTCACGCATGTTACTCATTAATAAACGCCTTTACCAACCTGAACATTTTGTTTTTTCATAGCGTTGCCTAATTTTTTTGGCTTACCAGTACCTGGCTTTCCACTACCACCACTCATACTAATAGCAACACTTGATGCACCCATACCACCTGCGCTGGCATCTTCTTTAACTTGTTTTTTTGCTGCTTGTAATTCTTTCTGAGTAGCACCTGCTTTACGTGCTGCTTCAGCATCTTTTGAACTTCCAGACTTGGCATATTTTGCCAATAGTTCTTTTCTTGTCCCACCCTTGCTTTTTGGATTATAATCAGTAACTCCAGTGGTTTCAGCAATCATTTGTTCAATGGCAAAGTCCATGGCAGATTCACTAAATTGAACCATTTGACTTTCTTCTCCATGAACTTCTTCATGTTCAAGATATTCAGTGACGGTACGTAGATAGTCATTAGCTAGTGTAATCTTTTCACTGACCCAACCATCTAAATTTGGCATATCTTTTAATAATCTGTGCAATTTAATTGCATATTGTGCCGCATTATAGCAGTCTGCACGTGCCATCTGAACTTCGTGGTCAACATGCATATCATCTGCTTCTTGGGCTATTTGGCTAGTTTCTGTAATAAAATCTGTAGTTTTCATTGGTTTACCTCGGTATTATTGTATTTATTAGTTCCTGACTATAAAAGTCCAATGTTTTCCTTCTGGATCATCATAGTTAGGGTGCTGCATTATTTGGTTATTATCTACGTATACATTATTAAAATAAAATTTATGTTTGTCCCTTGGTCCATCTTTATACTTTTCTGGCTCACTACAATCTTCTATTTTAAGAGAATGAATTCCAGGTTCCAAGTCACAAACTATGCGTTCTTCTATATAAGTTTGGTAACCAGACCAACCAAACGTTCTCTCATATAACATATCTTCGTCAACATATAATCTATATGATGGTGGAATTCCGTTCCAATGACAATGTACATCTGCAACTATTAGGCATTCCATAATTAACTTTTCCCAAGTTTTATTTTAATAGCACGTAATTCTTCAGTTATTGAGTTATAACGTTTAATGAAGTTTTCTTTAACGCCCTTGCCTATATTTCTTTTTACTTTTCTTTGTCCAGATTTTGGAGGAGTTCTACCCACTAAGTAGAATGCTGCCATTTCTTTACCCAACGTATCGCCATCAACATCATTTTGGTCACCCATAGTTGCCATACTATAACGTGGGTCTTTACTATTTTTCACCACACCAACACCTGCAGCTTCTTCATAGAAACGATTCTGAATTTTCATCTTTGTGCCAGCCTCGTTGTCAACCCAGTTGTTAGGATTACTCATCTCTTTTGGTTTATAAGGGTTGTTTAGAATCTTATCACCAATATCAGTTTTTATAGTATTTGATTTAAAATCGCCTGGCATATCTACTGTTTTGTTGTCCCATGGTTTTCCAGAATTTACAACATTGTCCTGTCCTGCTGGATATTTTCCAGTATTATACTGATCATGTCTATCTAATTTATAAGCCAGTTCTCCAGCACGAAGTTGTTCGGGAGAATAATCATCTCTCCAATCTTCGTCCACCATATCAGTTGATAATTTTTTAATCATTACACCAGCAGGTCCGAGTTTTACACTCTTAACTTCAAAACCGTCACCTAACACAGATGCAACGTAATCACGTAATTCTTTTTGTGTAAATCCTTTTTGATATGTGCCAATGGTACTAATCATACTCATTGGTTCTTCACCAGGTGTCCCTTTAATTGTTAACACATCACGCCCACGAGTCGTGATGATTGCTACTCCACCCGGTGCAAGAACTCTTCCAATATTTTTTACAATAGTATCACGAATGCGATGTTCACCAACATTAGGAACAACATTTAAAACATTTAGATTTACAATACGTTTATAGCTGTTATCTGGAATTTTTGTTACATCAACATAGTGTGGTTTAAAATCTGGATTTGGAAATGGTTCATAACTTTCTGCATCATCACCAAGTTCTGGTGTACCCTTACCAAGACCAGCACCAAAGTCTAGTGCTTTACCTTGTACGTTATGTTGTTTAAATATATCACTGGCTTTTTTATATGTACCAAGTGTTCCAGCAATCTGTGTCTTACGTGCATTCTCTGGTGGTGGAATGTCTTCATTAACTTGCTCTGCTGGTTGAATTTTGTCTAATACTCTTCCTATTTCTGGATCATCACGTCCATACATTTGAAGAATAAATGATTGGCGTTCTGTTGGATTATTGCGAATACTATTCCATAGATCACGAACACGATCACCATGACTGACATCAACTTGTTTCTTACCAATTTCTATTACTTTTTTGCGTTCGTTGGCGATGATGACATATCCATGCTTATTAGCAGTAGTGCAGTCTTCCATTTTAACAAATGATTTATAATAAGATTCTGAACCATCTTTTTTTGTAGTATTTGGACGTAATCTATCTTTGTCTGGCTCACCAACTGCAACTATAAAAATAGTATTTGATGGGTCAAATCTGTCGGGAAGTTTATAGGGATTTGTGGATTCTATTATACGGTCTGTTGGCACACCAGCCGCATTCATCAGTATAGTTTTGTCTGAAAAATTAAATGGGCTGCGGGGTGGTTCTGTTTTGTTGCTAGTAGCAATCCAAACGTTGTCTCTACCATATTTGTTTTGGAGCGAGGTAAAAACATCTTTATGCCCAAGATGAAATGGCTGAAATCTGCCAGGATACAGTATTACTAACTGAGTCGCAGATTCAGCCACATAAGATTCAAGAAGATCAGCAATAAACACGGATATTTTCCACTATATTGCTATATTTAGCCTAAATTGTTTCCAGTAGCCAGATGTAGAAAGGGGACGTAAATGGGAACTTCCACGTTCCATTCCACCCCAAATCCACGCAATTTCTGATTTCTGTGATTGATTTTTGTTGTTCGTTTAGATAATTTTCTGGATATATTGGGTAATATAAGCTATTTGACCATAACAAAGTATCCATGGATATATCGTCAATTTCTAGACTTTTTATAGATAAAATCATGTCATTGACGATATTATTGGATTCATCTTTGATAGTGTCTTCTGATAGTTTATTTAAAAATTCTATTCCAAAAAAATTATTACCTTCTTCTATTGAAATATCAAATTCAAAATATTCTATTTCGTGTGGAATATTGCTCAATGAGCCACGATACATTTCTACTTCATTTACCATTAACCTAAATTCTGGTTGTTTAAGTTGGGAAGTTCCACACAACCCAACTTTAAAATGTAAAGTTTCTGTTTCCATTAGGCAGGTGCTTTTTGCGCCATCTTAATAGCATCTTGCAACGCAGCAGGACCAGCATCAATCTGTGGAGCATCTCCAGTTGGCTGTGCAAATTGAGGCATCTTACTTAGGTCACCAACAAACTCATAATGACCAATGTGGTTCAATAGTACCTTACCATGTGCCCAAATCTCACCACCCAGTGCAGACCAACGACGGCAGAACAACCAGTCCTCTGACAGATAGTGACCTTTTTCATCAATACCAACATCAAAGATTGCATACATAGTTGGTTCATATTGTTTACCTAGACCAACATCGTCAACGTATTTTGTTTCTGGATGTGCTTCGCAAAGTTTTTCATATACATGGCGTTTAAATAGTAGGAAGCCAGTGCCCATAGTATCCACTGTGAAAATATCACCTTGTACTTTAGTTTGTGGTTTTAGATTAATAACATAGTTAACTGGAAGTGCTTTCTTAGGATATAGACCACCAATAACATCTTTGTCACAAGCCATCATCTGTAGAATAGATTCTGGTTGGAAACGAATATCAGCATCAATGAACATAAAATGAGTTGCTGTTTTATTAGTCATCATTTTAGCCATTAGATTATTACGACCACGAGTAATTAATGACTCATTGACCATTGTATCAAGTGACCAATTTAGTCCAACTTGTTGTGCCATAAGAATAAAACGTAACAATGAAGTCATTGTAGGTTCACTTACCATACCACCATAACATGGAATTCCGATGTGTAAATGACATTTGGTAAAGTCAAATGGTGTACCTTGTTGTTGTGTACTTGGTTGCTGTGCTTGTGCTGCACGTGCGGCTGCTGCTGCTTTGATTGCATCAACTGCAGATTTTTGGTCAAGTTTATTTTGAGGTGCATTGCCCTCACCGATTACTTTTTTGGTCATTGATTTTCTCTCTTGGTTAAATTTGATTATGCTATATTGACTTCAACAACTACGCCGTTGCCGAGTAATTCTTCTACAACACCTTCCAGTGTTGCTATTATATCTTCTCCAATAATTGGGCTTTCAACTGTTGCAGTTCTGCCATCATCAGGTACTGATTTATGTAATTTGCTTACAGTAATTACTATTGTTTCTTCTTGAATTCTAGCCATGTGGCTCTCCTAGATTATAGGAATATTTATTCTCCAATATATACCAGTTCACAAACTTCTCTGACAATATCTGGCTCAATAAGTCGGACAAATTCTACCACTCCTGGATCATTGGTGTAGAATAAACAACTCCACATCCAATTTGGTTGTCTAGTAAGATGATATTTTGTTCTTTCAGTCACGTAAACTAAATCTTCTAGACTTTCTAAATAGTCATTTACTTTTTGTCTTGATAATTCATTAAAACTTTTTTCTCTTAAAAATACCTTATATTGAAATTTAGGTTTTGATTTTACGAGAATCTTATTATTTGATAATAATTGCTCGTGTTTGGTGTTTTCTGGAGCAGAGAATTTTGAAATATAATGTTTAAACTGAGTTGGGATATCTGAAACAAATTGTTTTATTTCATGTTCTGATGCCCCATATATTTGAATTTTTGGTTCTTCTGTTCTAAACTTTAAATTCGTGTGTTTGCTCTTTAGTTGTTTTATTAGTTCTAAAAATTCAATATCTGCACTTTCAAGCCACTTATACATCCTATCATTATGCCACGAACCACCATAATTGTATCCACGATTTAATTGTTTTCTGATTTCAATGCTACTTGAAATATCGTGTCTTTCTGCATGAATACTCTTGCAGCCAGGAGCAAATACCTCTAGTTTATAGAGGTATTTTCTAAAGTATTGCTTGGTTGGGTGTTGAAATTCAATATTGTTATGCTGTTTTTTCCAGAATAATGTATCCATTATCATCAATTCTATAAGTAGTGTCTGTTGCTGCCATAGTAGTGAATGTAAATTCATTATCTTTGTGGTCAACAACAATGATGCTTTGTGGTGCAACGATTTCAAAAAGAATTTTCTTACTCAACGGAACTTTAATAAGATCATTAATTTTACGTTGTAGTGGACGTGCACCCATTTTAGCATCAAACCCTTTTG